CATAGTTGTAGTTTCTCCAGTAAATGGTGGATTTTCTACCACGGAATAACTTGACGGTACGGCCCCAAAGAAAAGTGGTGTGCTGATTTACGTCCCTCGGGCGAAGGACGGGGGTATCTCGTCAATGTAGTGGCCGTGACTCACTCGGGTTGTCAGTAGGTGTTGAGCTATCGAATGTTACGGTCGCTCATGTGCAGCTTTTGCGCCATGAAGTCGAACGATTGCGTTGTTCGGTCATCAGATGGAATGTCCTTAGAGTGGCTGCTCAGCAGCACCTCACCGAAGGTGTACACCTTGTTACCATCCTTGATGACAAGATTGCTGATATGTTGTGGAAGATTCGTCTCTCCGGAACTTGCCTCGTTCCACCCCTCGTTTCGAATCTCGTTCGCGTTACCTGGAATCTCGAACGAGCCAGAGTACGTTACTCCTGTTACTGCAATGTCCGTAGTAAATCCAGTTGTGTACTGCACCTCAGACGTTTCTGCTTCCTCACTAAAGGAAACGCTCGAAACAGGAACCTCCTGGCCATTTGGCACTTCGAGGATACAGTTAGGACCGACCTCTTTCGAATCGTCGAGATTAGTCTGACCGGTTGCGTTTTCGTTAAAATTATTTGTTGGCATAGTATGTCACCTCCTACACGTCCACCGTTACGCTTGCGTCGATGCGCTTCACAATTCCCTGCGGCGTGAACTGAACATCGACATTGACTTCATTTTTGTTCGTGCTGTCCTCAAAGACCTGCACGTTGAAGTTGTTCTCGTCACCTGCGTTCGGCTTGATAATCCCGTCAGCGGCGAGCCTTCCAAGTTCAGAATTGATGACTTGCTGCGTCTGCGCACGTGTTTCAGCGTTGTTGATCTGGCCGATTATCTGATCACCAACCTGCTTGACGATGAGGATTACCCGGTCGGTGATTCGACGAGTGAAGAAGTCTGCTGCGACTGAATCAGGTTCACTGAAACTTGTCGCGCGATTGCCCTTCACTCGAATAGAGCCACCACTCCGAATCGGGATAAGGTCCTCGTCACGGAGGGCATCTGCCTCTGTCTTGTTGAGCTTCTGCTGGAGCGCCGTGAATCCAGAGACAGCCTCGTTGTACACTGCATCGTCAATTGGCTTTCCTGCGTACAGTCCTGCAAGCCCGCCACCGATTGTCTTGTCAGAGTCGCCATCTACTCGACCAGGTGCGAGCTTGAAGAACGAATTAGAGTTCACACTCTGGTTTGCAGAGTCGTAGTTTGCTGCATCGTAGCGGGGCTCTGACCCACCGTTTTCAGCAGTCGTCTCCGCTGCATCGAACGTAATCTGGTCGTTCGGTTCGGCGAAGGCGAAGCCAGTGACAAGCTGGTAGTTATCTCGTAGTGTCGATACAACTGTGTCGAGTTGACTGGACACGGCGTCCGAGTCAGTCAGTGCCCAGAGGACACCTGTCTCATTCTCGTTGACGACTCCACGGACCTCCTCATCGTTGAATGCCGTCTCGTAGTCGTTAACGGTATAGTCGAACTCGAAGTGGTCACTCGGGCCAGAATCGGCTGCGTACTCGCCAGTGAGTGGGTTGATGAACACAGTGTCAGATTCTGACGGGGATGACGGGGCGCCAGCGTAGCGGAACTCAACGTCCAGCGTTGCCACGCTAGTGCCACCGCCATCCATATCTTCGACAGTAATCGAATCTGTGTCTTCAACAATCTCTACGTTATCGAGTGAACCAGTCTGTGCCCCCTGTGATTCTGCTGTCACATCGGTTCGCGGGACGGCGACTCCATGAAGGAAGTCGATGTTTGCTCCGTTCTGAAGTGCTTCCTGCATCCCCTCAGCCAGTTCCGAATCTGCACCGAAGAGGGTATCAGCCTCAAGTGGTGCGTTGATCTGGCGTGGTGTGCTCGCAGAAGCATCTCCATCAACGTTGTTGGACGCATCATACAGGCCTTCACCGAAGACGATGACCTTCTCAGCAACTCCAACAGCAACAGAGCTAACTCCGCCCCTGGATGTTTCAACTCGAACACCAGGGAAGTCTCCAAATATTGCCATATTTTTAAATTACCTTGATTGTAAGTTGTTCGCTTGGTACACTGCTCGGCATGTCCCCACAAATCGGGGTCATAACTGAACCGTTTGTTTCTGTCATAATCAGTTTATTGGATTTTGTTCTTCGTCGAGTATCGTTGTTTGTGCGCCTTGGAGTGGGTCTCCAGCTTCTTCAACGTAGAACCGTGCGGCGTATATATCTGCTAACTGCCGCCATCTTCGAACAGATGGATTTTGTATCAGGTCATCCTCTCGCTGCCCATCTCGAAGCGAGAAGTTCCACAGACTTTTCACAGCGTCTCCGTTTTCGTCTGTAAAGAACTCGTCTGTCCCTCGGCTGTCGTGAGAGTAGAGAACTTCGTGAAGTGTTTCTCCAAGTCTGTCGACATTGTTGTCAGACCCATCCGCAGTCCACAGTTCAATACGAGCGGTGGCTTGCCACTCAGATTCGTAGACTTCAGCGACCCGCTCTCCGCTGTCGTTCTTCTTGTAACCCACAAAGTCACTGTTCGTGACAGCCGGGCGCTCCACCTCGTCAAGTTCAACGAGCAGCAACGGAAGTGTCTTCACCGCGTCTCGTCCCTCTGCATCGGGCTCTTGAAGTATCACATCTAACTCTGCTGGCATACGAGAGTCCTCAAGCACTGCTCGCGCAATCAGTTCGCGTGCTTCAGGTTTCGTTACCATATTATAAGCTGTCCTGTAACGCCTGTGCAAAGGCCTTGTTTAATTCTTTTTGCAGAACTCCTTTAGCCTTTATTCTGCCAAGTGCCTTTGCGAAGTACATCGACGAATCAACGCCAGAGACTTCTGTTGGCTCTCCTTCGAACCGCTCTGCAAGAGGCACAGTTTCTCCATCTTCGTTCGTTGCAGGAGTGTCGCTTAGAACGATGGTAACGCCGTTCACCTTAAAGTACATTGGCATGTTTCCACGTGGGCCGTGGTCGCGTGTTCCAAACGCCATGTATTTAGCCCGATCATTAACTGCAGGCTTTGGAGAGACAGTTCGGACCTTCCCGTTGGGTTGTCGGGCGTTCTTCCACGCATTCGTTTCGGTGAGATGGAAGTTGTCAGTTGAGCTATCGTTCGTGCCACCTGGGCTATAGGGGCTTGAGCCCTCGCTGGAATTGTAGGTCCCGCCTTTTGCTGTTCTGTCGCGCTTCAGTTGGTCAGTTATTTCTTCGACGAGACGTTCTCCAGTCTCTTTTGTTGCCGTGTTCGTAACACCACCAACCTCGCTGTTAAGATCCTCAACCTTATCGGCAAATTCAGCGAACTGTTCTGCTCCTTCTATTCCAGCCATTAGTATCGTCCGAAGTAGCTCCCGCCACCACTGTCACCACGAACATTTTGTCCATTGAGTCGTGCGTCTTCACTCCGCGTCGTGAAAACGTACGGTGACTTGTCTGAGTCAGACTTTAGCACACCACTGTTCCGAATCTTTGTCACAATCTTTTCGTACTCAGTGTCGAATAGCTCAGCAAAGTCTGCCTTATCTTTGCCATCGTCTGAAAGATCACCAAGCCTCACGTCATTTGGGGACTCTGCCCCTTCGGCAAGTTCAGCCGTTGCCTTTTGCTTGATAGCTGTCTCAATTTTCCGCATGATGGGTGACGGAATGCTGTTATCAAACTGTTCTCCTTGGTTCAGGTCAAGCTCAGCAGTGCCTTCGGCTACTTCCAGCGCCTGACGTTTCTGTTCATCCGAGTAATCGTCTGGGATCTGGACAGGAACTTCAGTGAAATTCGTGTATCGTGGAGTGTAAGCCATTATTCCGATTTGCTTTAGGGTGCCGAGCAGTGTACAATCAGTACCGTGTTATCCGTTGATAACTGCCGCCGCCTCGGGGAAGATGGAAGTCCAGGCCACTCGCGTGAAGGCCTGCACAACCTCAGCCTGACGCTCAGGCTCTTCGTACTCCCGAGTTGTCATGCTCGTTCGGGTGAGCTCGTATCCGAATCGCGTCGTGTCAATTGCAAACGCACCGTGCCCACCGTCAGAGATGGACTGCGTTGTGTCAACAATGACAGGCATTCCGGCAACCTGTCCGACCTCGCCACTTCGAACAACCTCGTCACCAGACTCTGTAGCCCGGTTGAAGTTGTCGTCAGTGAGCAAGTCCGTGTATCCTTCGAGGTCAACAATCAGCAGGTCGGGCTGCGAGTAGCTGTCCTCACGAAGTGTCTTAATGCCGTCAACGATGTCTGCGAATGAAAGCACGCTGTTCCCATCGCCAACATCGGGGGACTTCTGAGCGTTTGCATCGAGAACGTCGAATGCCTGCTCGTTCAGTTCCTCAGCCATCGCACGGGCAAGGTCCTCGACCTCACGTGCCTTCATCTCCAGAAGGCCATCTTCCATCGCCTCCATCGTGATGACGAGTTCGCCCATGTACTTATCGAACTGTACCGTGTGCTCTTCAGGAGTCTCTGCCCCGTGTCGTGGGGCTTCCTGTCCCTCACCAACAATCTCGGGGCGGCCCATGTCGTTCTGCTCGATGTAGAACGTGTAAGAGTTGGATTGAATGTCAGAAGCATCGATCTCGCGGAACGCCTGGCGGTAGACCAGGTTCTCCTCGACGACCTGCTCCACAGTCTCTCGAACGAACTCCTGCGTAATAACGTCGCTTGTAGTAAGTGCCATTGTATGTTACCTCAAATATTACCGAACGAGAACCTCGTACAGATTGGTCCCGTTGTCAACTTCTTCGAGGATCAAGACCTCACCGTTCGGCCCAAGGTGCGTTAATGTTAAGTGTCATTTATCTAACCTCAGTTGCTGAGAATCTTCTGTCGAATTTCTTCCTGCTTGGCTGCAACCTCATCCGAAAGCTCTTCCTCAGACTCGCCGTGAGCCTGCTCAAGCTCTTCCTCGGATGGGTCCTGGCTACGAGGCTGTGCTTCCTCTGAACCAGTCGCCCCAAGCTGCTCCTCGACCGAACCGATCTCATCCTCGAACTTCTCACGAAGCTCCTCGATGGAGAACCGCTCGGCGAGTTCTTCGGAGTCAAATGCACCCATCTCATCAGCAAGTGATGTCGCGTAGACTCCCTTGACCTGTTCTGCCTCTGATTGTAGCTCTTCGTAGCTCTCCTGCTCGACAACAGTTGGACTCTCTGTCTCTCGAAGTTCTTCGAGAGCACTCTGGTCAACTTCGTCGAGAACCTCTGTTCGCTCGCGCAGTGCTTCGAGATTCTCGGACATCTCGTCGAACCGGTCTGCCTTGGACTCAAGAGCTTCAAGCTCCTCAACATCCACTGCAACCGGGTTATCAAGCTGAGAAAGCTGTTCTTCTAGGTTGCTCATATTAGTCATTTTAATATCCTTTGTGTCAGTCTTGACAGGCAGTGCTACCATAACACTGTCTGATTGACTCATTTCCTCTTTAGCCATTGCGTACATCTCGTGTGTATCACCAGGAACGTACATACCGTCCATCATGTGCGACCCTTCAATACCCATCGATTCAGCCTTTTCCTCGGCATCCTCACGAGATTCGAACATGTGGCTATCGGGAACGCTGCCCATGTACTCGTCGTCGTCTGTATCTCCGTAATGTTTTGGCATAGCTTCTTCCTCCGACCAATTGCGGTCAAACTCCTCTGAGGCAAGTTGATTCACGTAGTCGATGATTTCTTCTTCCATCTCGTCAGAGAGGTCTTCGACTTGGCTCGCCCCACGCCCTCCTTTCACCGCTGCGAGTGCGTTGAGACTCAACTCACCGTTTGGTTCCACAACAGGGAGCTTCAAATCTTCGTAATTTTCTGCTGGAAACCCACTGGCCGAAATAACAAAAGCTGATGCGACATCTTCTTGTGCCTGTTGAGTGAGGTCGTCGTACTCACTCACATCATCCTCAATGCCCATAGCTGCCACGAAGTCTTCGAGATTTGGACGATTCCAATCATTATCGTGGCTTCCCTCGTAGGAAACTTCGTGCATTTCGTAATCGGCCAAAGATGCCACATCAGACGTGTCCCCGGAGTGGGTTTCGCCCTCATCTGCGGCAAGTGTAACCTCCTTCACAGAATCCAGTTCATCAGTGTCTGGATGGTTGGGCATACTACCGAACGGATTGAATGCCCAGTTGAGAAGGCTTATGTCACGCTTACTCGGACACCCGTATGGCCCGCCATCGAGGTCAGCAGAGTCAGCACCTCTCATGCGAGCGATGAACGAGACTGTGCGTTTTGCATCAGAGATATCGTTCTCGGTCCAGTCACTCTTGTTACGTTCGAGTAAGCGAAGGTTGCGCTTCATCACCGAAACCGGTTCAAGGCTGGCCTCACGTGAGCACGGGTTCTTGGACCAGCGGCGCAACTCACTGGCGGTCATGTTCACTGAATCAGACCAGGCATCGTACACCTCATCTAACTCATCCGCGTCGGGCTCCAGCTCTGCCGCCACAACGCGCTCAACGATGCTCTGAGGCGTTTCTTCCTCGTCCGAGCCCATTGGGTCGTGTTGACCGAAAACGTCGCTCACGATTACGTCAGTGGTTGTGAGCGCATTCTCCTCAGAGTCGCTGTCGTCGGACGCATCTTCGTTGTACTTCGGGTGCTCTTCTGGGAGCAGGTCGTTGTCCTGATTGTATGCGTCGTTTTCAGGATTTCCGTTTCGAACGAGGTACAGGAATGCGTTGACGCGAGCATAGCTCCACTGCTGCGGCGACATGCCTTCTCGGTGGCTGTCCTGATAGGCACCCATCCCACGATTGAAGACATTTTTGAGCATTCGGTAGGTGATACGTTTGCCCTCTTCGTCACCGTGTTCTTCGTTGTGCTCCTCTGCCTTATCTCTCAGCGCACTTTTCACCTGTTCACTGATTAGTTCATCAGTGCTCGCGTTTTCTTCAGATGGCTTTACAGCGCGTCGTGGGTCTTCCCCTTCAATACTGTCGGCGAACTCTTCCTGCTCTCGCGGGAAGTTGCCCCACGGCTCGATTTTATCATCAAAGGCCTTGGTAACCTCTTCGTCAGTTTCGGACCACTTCCCGTCACTGTTCTGGTCCCAAACTTGGGCTGTTACCTGCTCGCTGTCATTATCGACTGCAATCGCTCGTCCATGTCGCTCTCCTGTCTCGGTGTACCACTGGACCCAATCATCGACGCTAAAGTCGGTGTAATTTTGTGCGTTCGAGCGACCAAGCTCACTTCTCGTCTCTTCGAGAACCTTAAATGAATGTGATTGGATTCCGATTTCGGCGTCGTCAGCAGCCCGTCGAACCAAGATTTCTGCAACGTCAAGATTTGCGTGTGCGAGCTGATTCTGTCCTGTGTCGAGGTAGAGTCTGTTTTCAGCGTAATACGGATTCGAGCTCACACCCGTTACAAACTCATACAGCCGTGCGATTTCATCGAGCGTAGCATCGGACAAGCGGTCGTCCATCATGAAACACGGCTGCATCGAATATTCGTCAGCCGGACCACCAATAAATGTGGTTGACTTTTGTCTAATATCCGTCGTATTGTCGAACGCCGACTCAATCACGTCAAGGTGTGGGTGCATGAACTCAATTCGCCCCACGCCAGTGTCGGGGATGGGTTCAACAAACACACCCTCATCACTCATCGAAATAGAAATATCAACACCGAGTTCATCTTCTGCAACAGAGACGGCCTCCATCACTTCATCCTCAGTTATGCTTTCGGGCAACGGTGTGTGGAAGAGAGCACGCCGCTCACCACTTGTTGGCCTCCCCACAGTTGGCTCACTTGCCAACAGAGACACAGATTGAACAACTTCAAGATTCGAATCTACCAGCGACAACTCGACAGGGCTCTCAGAAACGTCTGACGGCTCCTCAGCCGAGCGCACGGACTCCTCGTAGTGGCCAATGGGCTTGCCCTCAATCGGATGATACGTGCCGTCACGCTCTTTGTACATCCGTAGTGCATAGAGGATTTCGCCCTCTTCTGGAGACATGCCACGAGAGCCACGGAAG